GCACTTTGGCACAAGAGTTGATGTTATCATTGCTATGGAAATGGCAGATAAGATTGATAGCGAAACAGCATACCAGAATATCAAAATGGAACTCAAAGAACTGAAGCGAGTTCGTAAAACTTGGAAAGAAAACAGGGAGTGTGGTAATGACTGCTGATGATAGTCTTAAAATCTCACAGAATGAAGATGGATCCTTCACGATGGACTGGGACCCACAAGACCCAAAATGGTCTTGGATGAATGGGTTGACGCAGAAGGAAATTCAGGTTATTATGGAGCAAGCGATCAAAGACTTCCTCGATGACTTCCAATCCAAATAGTCCTAACTTTAATTATAAAGACTATTCCTTAGAAAAATTGCAAGAGTGGATTCATGATGTGTTGAGTAGTGATGCTTCACCCCACGAAATCTATTCTGCGATTCGTGAAGTAGTTCGTGAAGATTATGATTATCATAAAAATTCTGCTAGTCGTGCTTATGGTCTTCTGGAACTGTTGAGTGGGAATCGTCCTGTTGGAGATAAAGACCTTTTTGAAGCAGTAATTGCGGAAAAGAATTATTATGAAGGTTATGATGATGGTATGACCCCTTGGGGTCATAGCGATCTTGAGTACCAGATTGCAAACAAAAACAAATCTTTATTTTGCGACAAAGACGACAAATCATTAGAGTGTCAAAAGGCTTGGAATGACTTTTGGGAAGAAAATTATTATCCAGAAGAATATCAACAATATACATCAGGAGCAGAACGATATCCAGTTGCTCATGTGTATACTGAAGAAGAAATGAACGCAATGTGCGACAAAGCAGCATCTGATGATGAGAAACAGAGGTGTCGTGAATATAATCTGCGTGAGTCGGAATACTATGATAAACGCGCTCAATTGGATATTTCTTCTGGAAATGATTCCAAAGTAAACTACGAATCTGGTTGGATTTATGAATCTCCTGATGGTGGCAAAACTGTAACCAAACGCAAAGTAGGATCTATGGAAAAGGTGGTGGTAAAAGAAGATAAAGTTAAAAAGTGGGTTCTTCCTGTTGAAGAAGTCAGAGATGAAGACACTGGTGAAGATGAATACTGCATTGCATTCCCTGACGATCTGTTGGAAGCGGCAAATCTCAAGGAAGGTGATAATATAGAGTGGGTTGATCAAGGTGATGGTTCTTATAAACTACGTAAGATTGTTCAACCTCTTCGAATGGATGAGTGTTGATGTATACTCTACAATTACTTGCCCCATTGATTGTTGCAACCTGTCTTGAAGGTATTACAACTGGACAAGGAGACTACTGTGTAGTTGACAACAGTCCAGCAAATGTAGTAAAATACTACGAACCTGGAAAGTCCTGTTATGTGAACGGAACTTTCTATCGTAAATGTGAGGACCGACTGAATGGCTCTATCTGAAAGTGTTGAAAATTCTTTGAAAGAAGCAGAATCATCTTTGCGTAATGCATTGGCATTTGCGGCACGTCAAGAGCGCCCTTTAGTATGCACCCAAATTGCAAAAATGATTCACGATATAGAACACGTCCAGTCATTTGATGGCATTATGGATATGTTGGATGATAGGAAACCTGGCAGTAGAGGAAACTTCGGACCTTTTACCGATTAAAGTTGACTAGATATTATGTGCAGATAAACCAATTATGGATCTTCCCATATCTCCTCATAAGACAATATTGGTTTTAAATTCTAGTTTTGAACCAATAAATTTTACGAGTTGGAAAAGAGCTCTGGTCTTATTACTCAAAGAAAAGGCACAAGTCCTTTCTGAAAGAGTAATAAGACTTTTAAATTATGTGAAATTGCCATTATCCAAAATCATGAACATTACTCCCTCTCGTTCTATGATATACAAAAGGGATAATGATACTTGTCAATATTGTGGGTCGAAGTCAAAACTTACCATAGATCATGTAATTCCACGATCAAAGGGAGGTGAAGATACTTGGGAAAATTTGGTTGTTGCTTGTTCTACTTGCAACACTAAAAAGAGTGATAAGTTACTGGAACAGACTGGAATGAAATTGGTTAGAAAACCAAAAGCTCCAATCAATAAAATGGTTTTCGATTTACAGAAAACAACTGTTGAAGAGTGGAAACTCTACAATTATACTTAATATTTTTTAACACAATCCCAAAGAAAACATTAAATTTCTACATAGTCTTAGATTCTTCTGTTAGAATTTCAACACTTCGCAAGAAACAAATGACTCTTCCTTCACAAGCCAAAAAACTTAATCAAAATGAAATTTATAGTATCACTAATGCAGTAAGGGAGGCGGGCATTCAACAAATTCATCCTGAAAAAATGGAAGCATTTGCTGAGTATCTTGTATCCAAAGTTAAAGAACAAGGTAAAGATTGACGTAATCTACTTTATCATTATATAATATTCTCAAGTAAATTAGTAAGTAATGGATTTTATTGTATATTCTAAACCAGATTGTCCTTATTGTTATAAAATAAAAACAGTATTGGAACTTTGTGGGCAAAAATATAAAATCTATACTTTAGATAAAGACTTTACTAGGGAAGAATTTTACTCTAAGTTTGGTAAAGGATCTACTTTCCCCCAAGTCATTCATGGCACTAAGACATTGGGAGGTTGTAACGATACCATTCTATATCTGAAAGAAATGTCTCTTACTTCATTATGAAACAGGCTGAGGATCTCCACATAAATAGAGGTGTGGAATTGTTGTTACGAAAAAGGAGGAGAAAACCTGAGGCACCAAAGACTTTTGAGTTTAGTTTTGGTAAAATGGTTTCTCTTTTCCGAAGAGAAATACACTTTTATCTAAACTTCTCATTTGATGTAAAGAAAAAGTAAATTTCTCGGAGGTAGGGTCATGACAACCCCATTAGTTGCCATATTTTGTATGGTGTCTATAATGTTCTTAATGATTGGTGGAATAATTGGATGGTTATGGAAAGAACATATAGTCTTTAATACTCCGCAACAAGTATTTGCTCATCCAGAAATGTTTGATGAGCAAGGAAATCTAATTCCAGATGAAATTTTAGCAGTGCGATTTGAAAACAATTATGACGACTACGAAGAAGACGACGACTAACAGGAAAAAACCAGCAGCGACAAACACTCCTGCTAAAAAAACTACTGTTTCTCGCAAAACAACCCCCGCAGTTCAAAAAATTGAACTGACTCCAACTTCTTATGTTCATGAAATTCTCTCTGCTGCTTCAGCAGAGAGAACCAAAGTAAAAAAGATACAAATTCTACAACAATATAATGAGAATTTTATCAAAGCTATTTTAATTTGGAATTTTGATGATACGGTTATTTCCGTTCTCCCAGAAGGGGAAGTTCCCATTCAAGAAAAAGAAGATTCGGATAGACCAAAATCTAATATTCGTAAAGAATGGAATAAGTTTTACAATTTTGTAAGAGGCGGAAATGATGCAATGAATAAACTTCGTAAAGAAACGATGTTTATTAACATTCTAGAGACTCTTCATCCAGGAGAAGCTGAGATTTTATGCTTAGTAAAGGATAAAAAACTTCAAACCAAGTTTAACATTACTAAAGAACTTGTTGCAGAAGCTTATCCTGATATTCAATGGGGAGGACGAGCTTGATGGGAAAGGGTATCAATGTCATCTACGTAGACTGTGACCCTTCAGCGGCAAAAGATAGGAGTCTTCCAAGAGATTCCTATTTAGTAACTTATGGAGATAATGGAGATCAAAAACATGATATTGTTCAAGGTCTTCAAGTAGACATTTTTGATCAATATTGGGATAAGTATCGTGATTTTAGAGGTATGAAATGGACAGAGGGAACAGTGAATCCGAAAATGTGGGGTTATCAACCTTCGGAGAAGAAAAAGAAGAAGTAGTTTCTGGAGATATGAACATCCAAATGAATTTGGATGCACTTAAAGAAGTTAAGAAGCAGTATAAAAAAATAAAAAGATATATGAGATCCTCCATTTATACTATTGCCATGATGGATGGAAAAGAAAAAATCGTAACTGACTTATTGAAGGATATGGAGGATAATCCTACTTAAATGGGTAAACACTATTTGCTCAACCTTTATGGTTGTCCATTTGATAGACTGGACAACTCTAGGTTTCTTATAGACTTATTAGAAAATGCAGCAGCTGCCAGTGGTGCAACTGTTGTAGAAACCATTTATAAAAAGTTTGAACCGCAAGGAGTTACTGTATTATGTTTGTTATCGGAAAGTCATATTAGTATTCATACTTGGCCAGAAAAAGGAGAGGCTGCTGTAGATATCTTCACCTGTGGAGATTGTGAGCCTAAAGTTGGTTGTGATGTTATTATTCACCAAATTAATGCATCTAATCATACATTAAGTTATATCGAACGTTGATATAATTTACTCTAAATATTCTTAGTACGAGAGGTACACATGCTTTCTGCTCAGTATCGCCTTCGCCTTGAAGGTATCTGTAAGAAGATTGCTCTAAGAGAGAACGTTGATTTGTCCGACATGATTTGGGCAGAAAAACTTGCTAAAGCAAATACTTCTGCTCGTGAAATCTTAAAAAAGGCAAGACGCCAAGCTGCGAATCCTAATATGCAGGAAGGTAGTATGGACGATTTCATGAATAAGATGGGATTGGGTGATCCAGATCCATCTAATTATAGGACTGGTTTTGATTCCGCTGATGACATAGTAGACTGGTTCAATCGTGATAAACCTGATGATTGGAGGCAACGTGATTAATGGGTTATGAAGTTCAAACTTGGGATGACGAAAACAAATGCGTGAACTACTATAGTGTAGAAGATGCAATTGATTATGAAGATGCTGGGGACTTGATTCAGTCACAATATCCAGACCAAAAAGTAATTTCTGTTATTAGAAGAAAATGAATGAGAAACTTACAGCAGTAATCTATTCTAACGGAAGTCAAGAATGTGAACGCATGAGTATGCTTCTTCGTTCTCTTGATGGTGAATTTCACGAATACCTTTTGGGTGTTGATTTCAGTGATAAACAATTCCGTATGGAGTTTGGTAGTGAGTCAACTTACCCACAAGTGTCATTGGGTAGTGAACATATTGGTAGTATGAAAGAAGCCCTTCAATACATGAAAGATAGGGGACTATTTGTATGAACTTCGAACTGACGCTGGATGATTATACTTTGATATTAAATGCCCTTCACTACTACAAGAAGGTAGAGAAGGTCGGTGCCTTCCAAAAATACGACGAAAAGGCAATTAATAATTTAAG